CATTGGGCGATTAGTCCACTTAGCAAAAAGTCGTTTCTTTTCAATGTAATACTTTTGATATGATGCCAAAGAATCTCCAGCAACTTTGCAATCATCTGGCATAGCAGGGGTAGGTTCAGTAAACTCACCAATAGGTAGATTCTTTGGGAAGTTGTTCTTGAGTACCTGCATTAAACCTGAATGCTCAACGCTGTGAACCTTTCCGTAGCGATATGTATATTCAGCACAGCACCACTCTAACAGTTCAGCAAGCCACATATAGTTTTGAACATTGGCTCGGCACCAGATAGCAGATGGGTGGCTAACATGCGACGCTTTAAATAAAAGAGTTTCTAGATTATGGTTGTCAAGTTTCCATCGTTTAATTTTACGTCCACCTTCAGTCAACGCTTCATAAACTTTCCCATCAAGGATTCGATGAGCAGTTGAAAGAAGTTGAGCATACTCAAGAATCATCTTAACACAGTGTTTGTCTAGATGTTCCTCAGCACATTGTTTAGGGTTTTCGTTTAGATAAAAGATGTTCATATTATAAATGTGTCACAAAGAAATTAGCAATAATAAAAAAACAAGTTATAATATGTATTATAACCCAAAACGTCTTTAAAAGCAAGGCAATCTTTGCTTCTCGCAAAGTTAAAATTGGAACATCTGGTTTGTCATCATCAGTATGACCCATCAGATGTCCCGTAGCTCTAGCCCATATTAACCAGAATCTAACTTTTTGCATTGATTGCCTTCAACTGCAAGACAAGACTATCTAAAGTTGCAAGTGTTTTATCCATATGCTTATCATCATGAAGAATACCATGACCACCTGCTTCCGTAAAAGGTAATGCGCAGTCAGGTCTATCATCAATCAGAATAGACATAGGTGTAGCGTATTTCTTTTTCTCACTAAACATCTTCACAAAGTTTGGATGATAGTCAATACCATGACGCTTCAACCAAACAGTCTTTTGTCTTGCTGCTTCTGCGCCTTGTTCAGTACGAGGTGTACCTACTGAGGTAAGCATCTCAACTTTAACACCCTGTAGTGTGCGAACGTGGTTGATCAATCGCCTACCGTTTGGCATCCAGTTTAGATCCTCAAAGATCTTACCTTCCATAACTGCTTTAGCAAAAATGTCTTTGTCGTATTTAACTCCAGCTGGTTTGAGAACCTCAAACTTTTCCTGAAAGTTACAGACGACTCCGTCCATGTCCAAGTAAACCGTAATCATTTTGTTGCTTCACCTATAATCTTATAACCCTTACCAGTAGGATGAATTTTATCTGTACTCATATGATCTTCTGGTCGTGGGATAATAGTATCACCATATTCAGCAGCAATCTTTGTGATAGCTGCCATCTGTTCTTGTTTGCGATCTTTGCCAAGACTAATCCAAAATACACGATCCGCTTTAACAGTAGATCTCATCTTGCGTAGTTCCGCTTCTGTCTTCACACCCTTGTGGTCATTGGCACCAAGCGAAATGATTAGTGTCTTCGCTGGTTGACTAGATGCCTTGGTAAGATAATCTTTATTCCACTGCCAACTATTCCAACCACCCTTAGCATAGGAAACACATTCTTTACGTGCCATTGAAGTTCCAACAGCAATGCTGTCTCCAATAATCATGCAGTCAATCATAATTACCTCACAAATTTGGTGAAGTCTGGTGGTTGCCAGCCTTCTGGTTTAAGGATCTTACCATCTTCTCTACGGATAACCTTACCTGTATTCAAATCAATTTTGGCAAGGTTAGATTTTGCGCCCTCATCCCAAGCGAGATGTGGATTCCATCCACGTGCATACATGTATCCAACAATAACCCAAATCATATCGAAGCAAGCATCTAATTGTTCAGCATCATCACTTGCTGCTTCCGCTTCCCAAAATTCTTCAACTTCTTCTTTAATAAGTTTCTTATAGAGTTCTGCTAATTCAGAAACCTTTGGGTCTGCTTGCGTTGGATAGTTTTGCCCACACGCTTTTAAAAATACACTTACGTCTGTAAAAACTTTGCTCATATTAATCCCACAATCCTTGATAGTATTTACCAAACAGACGGAGTCCGTTGTTGATTCTTAGTTGATGTTTTTCCATACCGTCACGATCAATCTTGAAAGTATGCTTTGGTCCTTCTTTCATTTGATACGTTGCTTCTTCTTTTCCTGTATCTGGATTTGGATAAGTCTTATCAGTCTTAACCCAAGAAGTATCATGCTCACCAGAATAATATTGTTCTTCCCAATCATAGTCAGGATGAAGTTGTTCGAATGTCCAAATAAGTTCATCCATTACCCAGTCCCAACGCTTGAAATGGTTACCGTCAGTATCCCATTCATTTTCTTTTGCTCGCGCAGAAGTGCTGCGAAGTTCTTCGGGAACATCCTCATCATCAACCAAAGGCGAACCATGTTTAGTTGCTTGAAGTTGTTTTAACATTGGTAGAATAATTCTAGACAATGTACCATCCATATTCCATGTATCCCATTTATCAATTTTCACATAATCAATTTTTGGGTGAATGGCATCAAGAACTTTCTGCACTACTTGCATAGGTTTAACCAACCAGTCAGTATACTTGTCGTTCTTATCATCATATAGATCGAACTCTGGGTCAGTCCACTTTTTCCAGAACAGCACCTTCTCCATAATTGTATAAGGAGAAAGCCAGTGGTATCTATAATTGTTTATGTAAACTTTCATTTATTTCTATCTTCGTCAAAATAAAAACCAGAGTGTTGTACTGGTTCAGGTTCATCAACAACAAAGTCAAGATGTCCTTCAAACCCAAACCCAGATCCCTTTAGAAAATCCTCAAACCTTTCTAACAGTTGAGCAAGGTTTAAATCTCCATTAATTTCCATTGTTACTGTAGATGGTGGACTTGAATATGACAAGCCAGAAAAACCTGTATACTCTTGTTTAAAGGTGTACTTAGTAGTCACGTTTCTCTCCCTCTTTGGTGAAGAATACTTCAACTTTCTTTTCGTCATCCCAAGATCTAGAGTAGTCGTTATCTTGGTCGCAAATCTGCAACGCTTCTTCCTCTGTCACAATACGGTGACTAAAGATTTGCTCAGGTAACGCTTCTTGCGAAAACTCTTTCGCTTCATTCATAGTAACAGTATCTAGTGCCCATTCAGGATTAGATGCTGGCGCTTGAACCATATAGCGCATACGATAAGATTGAATGCAATCAACCATTACCCAAACTTTATCTTCTTTCTTTGTCAAAGTCCAACTCCCATCGCCATTGTCTTTCCAATCAAGTTCGTCTCCAATTTTAAAACCAGATTGTTCTAGACAATCTTCAGGTAATTGAATGAAGTACTCACCGTCTTCTGCTTGTTCAACTTCAAGAAGCCAACTATTTTTACTCATGGTAATACCCAATCCTCTGCAAAGTTTTCTGCGTCTTCACGATTATCAAAGTGCGCAGTATAAGTTGTTCCAGTGTCGCTCTTAACGACAACATTATAACTACCTGTCACAATATGTTTGTAGACGGTAGCAGTTTTCCTTGCTGATTCATCAGAAAGAAAAAACGATTGCTCCAATAACTCAGTCATAATTAATCTCCAACCAGTTAGTTTCTTCAGATAGAACAACACATGTGCCACCTGCTCGTTCAACCTTGTCGATCAGATTGTTTAAAATTCCCTGACCATACATATTTGTTCCATAACTATTTTTATGGCACTCATAAACAGATCCAGAAGAACCCTCGAAGAAATAAGAATTTCCTTCGAGGATTACTTTGGTAATGCCACTGTTTAACTTCCATGAGTCAGCACCTGCCCACCCACCATACCAACAAGCAAATACTTTATAGACAGGCGCAAATTTATCGCTGGTAATTTTTACCACTACCCATTTGTCTGGTGTATACTCACTCATCATTCCCACCCTTCATACAATCGCATTCACGACCTTGTTTGCAATTACCAGTGCATGAAGATTCAAAACTAGAGATTGCCCATAGCATCGCAGCAAGACAAACAACACCTAAGATAATGAATCCCCAAAGCATATTATACCTCAACGTATTTTAAAAAGAAATTGTCTGCAAGTTCTTCGTAACCAATATATCCACGAGGGTTGCAAACAACACGACACCCTCCAATCAAATAATCAAACACTTCATGTGTATGACCATGTGTCCACAAGCTGATTCTTGGACGATCCAAAATAAACTCAGACAAGTCACTATGATAACCACCATTCATAACCTGATCGTCTTTATATCTGGGATGACAAGAAGCATGAGATGGAGTGTGGTGTCCAACAACAACCATCTTCTTTTCAGCTGGAAGATTTTCATAAACAACACGAATATAATCCAACATCTTCTTATGTTCTTCAACAGCATCCTGCGGAGAGAAACGTGCAACTCTAGTTCTAAAGGTTGGCTTCTCTGGATTCTCAGGATCGTCAAATGTTTTAAAGGTAACTTCTCGATTACCATTATCTACGCAACGGAAGTCGTTCATCATACGTGTCATCATATGAAGTGTTATTGGGTCTTCCTTGTTCATATCAGTCCAAAGAGTGCCACCAACAAACACCACATCATCAAGTTCAAAAACTTCTCTTTCAAGGATGTGTAAATTTTCTAGATACCCAAGTCGTTTCTTTAAATCAGATACGGTATATTTAAAGTCTCCATGATAGTGCTCATGATTGCCAGCAATATAAATCACATGCGGGAATCTTGCACAGCATTCCTGGAAAAATTGGTGATACCTCGCAGACTTACCAAAGTCAACGATACCGTGAGGGTCGTGTTCCATAAGATCACGTGCAACACAGATATCTCCAGACAGAATCAGAACGTCCGCATTGTCAGTGTTATCTAACGACAACTGACCAAACTCTAAGTGAACGTCTGAGGTTACAGCAACTTTCATTTATATTCTCCATCGACTGGACGTGTTGCGTCCAAGTCATAAGTCCATTCAAGGATCTTCATCATTTTATGTTTCACACGAAGATTAGGCTGACGATACTTTTCGCAATCATTAAATCCCATCATCGTGGCAACTTCGACCACAGCACCAGAACGACAGATACCTGCCATACAATGAACGACAACATTCATATGTTTGTCTAGTGCGTGTTGTAACAGTTCAACAAGTTTCTGTGCTTGCTCATCGCTGATTTTCGCTTCGTCAGGAAAACCATCTTCATCTTCAGCATCGAGAAACTCGAAGTCGTGTCTTTCTTTAAAATTAAATTTTGGGGTTGGACGCCACCCAGCAGGATCAGTAATACTGATTAGCATGGAGTTCGGTCCTGGATCCATGTGATGTCCGTTTGTAACATCAACAGCAGCAACATTCTCAATAAAACGAACAACACTCATAATATTTCCTTACATAATCATACGTATCAAACCAAATGTATCAATAGCAGTTAACAGGATGTAGTTAGCAAGCATGCCAAAAGATTTCCTAGTATAAGCAGCCCAAGCATAGATAGCACACCCAGCGATCCAAACAGGATAAAGAGCCAAGAGGGGAGGGTTTGGGACAGTGAGTGCCATTGTGATCGAACACCCAATACTAATAGCCCAAGCAAGAAGCTCGGCAATAAAGCGAAAAGGATTAGAATTCCAGTCATCACGAATCCAGTCAAAAGTCGGTTTTAATAAATCAGTCATCATAAGTAAATTATACACCTTTTTATAATTAAAGTAAATACCCATTTACCCTCTGGGATAGAGTGTTGCAAGATTACAAATTCCAATATTGCTTTTCTATTTCCATAACACCTGTGATGCGCCAATCGTTTCCAAGATTCTTCATGTAGTGTTGGATAAATTCGCCATTGAAAGTTCTAAACTCTCCAGTCTTCCAAACTTTCTCTTCGCCATCAAATACTAAACATTGCTTCTCTGGTTCAGGAATGTGTATTCCAAAGGAAGTAGTAAACCCTTCCATTTTCTTTCCCATAGATTTTGATATCCAGTCCCACACATATTGATCGTTGTGTACTGGTAGCATTTTTCCAGGACGAATAAAGTTGATACACATATCAATCATTCCTGGACAATTGAACGCTTGTTCTATTGTTCTTTCCCACCCAGTAGACCATGGTTGTTGCGCAATGCGTGCATCAATAATAGGCAATGCCATAAATCCCTTTGCGTTTTCTGGTGGCATATAATAACGTGTAGCTGCATCAACTCCCTGAGTATCGATATCATATTTCTGTTTCCACTCAGCATAATCAAGAATCATACACTCCATCAACTTCTGCAGTTGTTCGTAGTGCTTATATTGTACTGGATCACCCAACCACATTTTCCCACTCCGTTTCAGCTAAGTCAATAACACTACTTACACGCCAGTTGTCGCATAAGTTCCAAACGCTGTGCGTATAGTTCCTACCATCAAAGGCTACGATTTCTTTGTTACCATATGATCTAATTTCATCACCAAATTGAATTGCTTGTTTAGTTGTATCTTGTGGTTCTAACATGTCTATACCAAGCGCAGCAGTATAACCTTTTGGATTGGGAAAATACTGAGAGATCCTTTGCCATGAACCATAATCTACATGCGGTGGCAACTTACCACCATTTGGTCTGATGAAGTTTATAATTTGTTGATACATCCCAGGAAGAGATTTTGCGATCTCTTTTGTTCTCAACCAGTGATTAGGATACATTTGTTGATCGATCTTTCCGTCAACAAAAATAGGAACAGCCCACCAGTCATCCTCATAATCCAATTTTTTGGTTTCTAATTCTGGGTACTCAAATTTAAACACACAGATATGTTTACGTGGATCTGGATGGTCTTTAATAAACTCATCGTAATCTAGTTTGAGCGCATCTGCCATCTGCACTAACTTATCATAGTGCTTGTATTTTTTAGCGTCAACGAACATACATACTTTCCTCTCGTGACCAAATGTCATTGAGTCGTTCAGAGAATCCTTCTAGATTAAATTCACTGGCTTGAATATCCACTACGGCAGCAACTCGCCAATGGTTAGTAAGATTCCATGCTGTGTGTCTACAGTTCCTACCTTCAAAGACAACCCATCCTCCGTTTACTTGTCCTCTTGACTCGCCATCAAATTCAAGACCACACATCTTTGGATCTGATGAAGGAATGTCAACACCAATAGAAACCGTAAAGCCACGTTGTAGTTTACCTGTCCAACGATCGATACGTTCCCATCCTCCACGGTCATCATGTACAGGAAGCACACCTCCTGGTTTAATAAAGTTGACCATCATCTGTAACAGTCCAGGAATCTGTGGAACATACTCAGCAGTTGTTTTCCAGTTATCTTTAAAGCGATCTGAAATTTTACCATCTAGATAAATTGCTTCACCATACCAGACTTCTCTTGGGTTAGGTTTATCTTCCCACGCTTCTGGGTGGTGATACTCAGCAGAATTATTCGCAAACTGAAGTTCTGGGTAAACATCAGGATACTCAAACTTTAAAATCTGACAAGCAGTCTTAATAGGATCGTGTCCTTGAATGCGTAGAGTATTAAGGTCGCTGCGTAGTCGACTGGCAAGTTCTTCTAAAACACCTTCGTGTTTATATCGATCTGAATCAATCCACATTTACTACCTTCCTTCTTTCTCCTCTACGCTTTACGTCTAGCGTGAGGCAATGAATACCACCATCCCAAAAGTGATTGTGGCGTATTGGCGATACATGGCAAGTTATACCACGCTTATCTAGCATTTCTTGTAACTTAGGTTGCTCGTTGCTAATAAAGATATTCTTACTGTCTACAACCAGCACATTAAAGTCAAAGGCAACTTCCTGCACATAACCCTTCCACTCACTCATCCACTGGTTCAAATAGTCATAGGAAAACTTACCTTGACTCTGAGTAAACGCATGGTCATAGTTAGCGAAGTCGGGTGTGTCCACCACATCATGTAGATAGATAACTTCTTTGTTTTTAGTCAGCCATGCTGGTGCCCAAAACTCTTTCTCAGCAAATACAGTTTCGTCATCTGTCATAAAGAACCCATGGTCAATATGTCCAAGGTCGTCTTGTACTGTTGCCTTATTATGTAGGATTCTTGCTTCTGGATATTGACGACGCATCCACTCTAAACCTAAATCATTTCCTGGACCACGTGTGTTAGTAATCAACGCATCGCCACACTTGAACATTGTAGCAGTATGCCAGAGTAGGCGATCTTTCATTACATTATGATAACGACCAACGCTGTCGCTATACCAAATGCTATTGTCAGGAAAGTTCTCAAGAAGGGGAGGGGGCATGCTGTTCCACTCAAACCCTTGTTCAAACAGTTCACGAAAGATGTCATAGTAGGCAAGTGATTCTAGCCAACGATCAGGCATCGATGTGTAGGTCTGAACAATCTTCTCACCATACACAAGGTACTGGTCACGTGGAACAATTGGTGCTACAGGATTCTTAACTTTAAATCCAGCAATGTCAATGCCACGTTCAAAGGGTAGATTCTTTGGTCGGTAAACCTTGACACCCATCTTCTCGAGGGAAGCTGAAAGTGTGTCTAGATCCTCACGTGTTTCACGGAGGATCGTTTGAAGTAGCGGAAGGCTACGTTCATCTTGAATTACATTGTCATAGAAGTTTTCTGGTGGACAGGTGCCAACAATGATTTCTTCTAGTGGATCCCACTCAGTCCAGATTGCCATAATCTTCTCCTAGTATCTCACGCAGATAACTGTCTTCCCAATATGTATAATAGTTTGTTTTACGGAGTGCTGCTCGAGCATCTTTCAGTTTCTGCTTTGGCTGACATAGAAGAATATTGTGCTTACCATTATTAGTCTGGACGCCATTGATAGTTGTATGACGATCCTTATGGTCAGGTAGGAATATTAAATCCGTGTACTTAGCGTTTAGATCCACACAGAGATCGTTCATGGACTCAAAGGAAATTTCCGTTGGGAGTAGATAGATGATAATATCAAAGTTCCTATCCTCAGGTGGAATGATTTCGCCATTGACACGAATCATGGTGAAACGACTGGCAAGTTTCGCAAATGGACAAACTGAGTGTCCACCCAGATTATCCTGCGGTACACCCAGTGCTTCAATCCATTGGTTTAAATCAGATATCTCGTTCAATTATATCATACTCCAGTTCGGCAGGGCTGAAGTAATAGTTAATACATCCCAGCACTGCTTGTTCGTCAAATTGCTTACAGGAAAAAAGATCCAGAAAGATCTTACCATTATCACAGAAGTGAACGACAAGAGAACTGGTTGTAATCAACTGAACCAGTGTCCATCCATTCTTTTCTTCCAAGTCTTCGAAGTAGGTGAGTTGTGGTTCACCATGACGAATCATTTCTATATTATCGCATAGATCTCTATTAAAGGCAAGGATGGCTTCCTTGTCCTTACAGTTTGGACTGGCACCAGATATGTTTACAATCATCTGCCAACCCCATGGTGTCTTTCGCATTTTAATTCCTCAAAGAATACTATTTATCGACTGACACGAATCTCTGCTTCAGGATTGTCAAGACAGGCAGAATGGTACTTCTTTACAAACTCAATCAAACCATCATAGGATCCCCACCCATTAGATGGATTTAAGGTCTTATACTTTTCGGGGTATCGCACCAGTTCAACCAATCCTTCACTCAATAGTGAAACGATCTCAATTGCCTTGGTATACTCATGTTCATCAGGTCGCCACAACACATCATAAAGTGTCTTACCATTAGACAACTCTACAGCCATAGCCATCTTATTCAGATTGTGAGTGATATTACCCGAGTAAACCGAGCAGGGCTGAACCACCATTAAATCAACATCAAGACTCATCCTTCATACCTTCCCACTTATCCATCAGTTCCTTGACTTCCCTATTATACTCTTCCGTATCTTTAGGATCATAGTCTTCCAAGAACATCTCCATATACTTTATTGCTTCCTCTGCTTCAGATTCGGCGCACGCATATATCTCCATAATTACAGCGACTCTCTCGGGGGCATCGCGATCCAATATCTCCTGAACATCCTCAACAGGAATATCAAAGGTCTTGTCCATAGAATACCATAGACTTAGACAGCCATTCACATTATAGAAGGCATACCAGCAAGAATTACTCCAACGTGCATAGGACATATTAGTTCATCTTCTTCTTATAGTCTGGATCATCCTCACGATCCAAAGAATCGGTGTATTGCTTGAGTAGAATCTCAGCCATTTCGGGATCTTCTTCCATGAGGGAATCAATATCAATTGGCTTAGAATTCTCCATAAACTCACCACTCTCAAACTGTTTAGTGATCTCGGCAATCAACTCATCCAGTTCTTCCTGAGTGCCTTCAAAGTGATCAAAGCATCCAGGGGCGAATTCAATCTTTAGTTTCTTTGTCATATACGTCCTTAAAAGAATCCTGATACAAATACCGCAATGGCAAATACGAGAATACTCACCATGAGCAGTCGAAGAAGGATGAAGGTTAGTGCATCACCAATGTCTAATAGAGTCTTAAATTTCATTTCTTTTCAAACCAGTTAGGATCCAACATATCGCCATGAATATCTACCGTAGAGGTGTCGAGTTTGGATACCTCTACAACAACTGCCGTAGGTTGCTTAGGTGGTTCAAAGAGGGGTGAAGCCTGACTCATTGCAAATAACATTAATACTATATCCATATATGTGAACCTTTTGAAATTAAAAAATTTTTCCAGGATTTTTTTTTCGAGAATCCCAAAACGATTTGTGTCTAGAATTTCCATATCGAAGTACACTAGGTCAAATAGAAGTACCTTAGTATAAACTCCTCCAGCATACTTCGATATGTAAAGTCTAGGAAAGAGAAAAATAGACTGGTGTCTAAACCCCCAGTTTCACATGCCGACCCCATTCCAAAATATAAAGTTGAATTTACCGCATGAGCCACCGACCCACTGCTCGCTTCACATCAGTCACCGAACCTACCTTCTGACCATTGAGTCTTATGTCATACATACTACGTATACGCAAAGTTCCCATTTCTGTTTCTATCTCATAGCCATTGGCATCTTTGGTCCATTCTTTGAAGTTCATACCAGAGAAGAACAGTGTTTCCTTCAGTTCTTCCTTAGCTGTCTTCCTGCTAAACCAGATATTCATATATCATCCTCTACACCGTCCATTATACGCTTTGTCAAGTTTGGAAGCAAATTTATTTTGTTATTTGGATATCGAACACATGCTTCCTCATCTTTCCATCATATATGGTCATGGTACTACCTATACCCACTGCATTGAACATGTTACTATACAGTTGGAAGATGGCTTCATTTAGATTAGTATTGTCACCCACCTCACGACGCTTAATACGTGCCTCTGTAGTGTAGAAAGAAATACCGTTTGCAATAACACGAATCATAGTGGGTCTCCTATTAAGCAGTCAACATGTATGTAGCGAGGTCTTTCCAATCATCGTTTGCAGCACGAACCTTGGAAACAGAGATCAGGGTACGGAGGGAGATTTCCTTCACGTCATCCTTGATTTCACGAATCAGAGCCAACGCATCCTGAACGATGGTCTTATCATACTCAGGCAGAAACTCTTCAGCCATAGCGATGGTCTCCATACGCTCGATCTTCTGATCGGTGTTCATAGACAGGTCAATCATCATAGAACGACTACGGATGGCTTGGTCAATGCGACCTTCGTCCAGGTTAGAAATAAAGATAACACGACCTTCAAAGTTGAAGCTACGTGGCAGGTCATCTTCACGCATATCAGCATTCCAGCTAATAATACGCTTACCGTAAGAGTCAAGAGCCGACTTCAGAATGTTCAACGCAACTGGGTCTTTCAGAACAGAGTCACAGTCATCAAACACGATGATACCCTTGTTGTTTTCAAACAGAGTGCGGTACAGACCTTTCGGGGTAGAGTAACCCTTAACGAAAGTGAAGCATTTACGCATATTGATGATAGAACCGACCTGGAATTCAGCCAAGTCAGAGATGTCTTTATAGCCAGACTTCTCAAGAGTCTTAGTCACAGTATATGTCTTACCCAAACCACCTTCACCAGTGATCACAGCAGAGGGCTGAACACCAGAAGCAACCATGGTAACCAGTTTTTCAACGAAGTCGAAACGCTGATTGATACCAAATTTCTCAGATTTCGGCTCAGCAGCAATGTTAGAACCCATAATCATGTCGAAGGACTTCTTGATACCAGTCAACTTCTTGTAGTGAAACTCAACCACTTCCTCCAAACCACGACCAGTCTTGCCAGTACGGACAATCTTGTCACCAATGAAGATTTCAGAACGACCAGTACGCTTTTCGGTATTGATTTTAATGGAGATTTGGTTAGACATTTTCTTTTCCTTTACAATTTCTATCACAATAAGACAATTATGCCTGAATTGTGAATTATTGTAAAGACATTTGTGTGAAAAACCCTACATTTTGTAGGGTTTTGGGGTCTCGAGGGCTGGATTTTACTGGATTTCTGGGATTTTTACTCATCTGAGACCCAAAAATCCCCATCCACTACCTCGCCACCATGGTCCACTGGGGGTTTTATATGCCAGTCCAGGTCTCTACCCTTGGCATATTGCTGTAGCATGTACTTATGTTCCTCGCCTTCGTCTGTCAGCATACGTTTTGCCTGTCCAGATGATAACTTATCTCGGTATGTGTCATCAAATGTGCGCTTATTACCACATGAGCGAGAGCAGTATTGTCCTCTCTTACGGTGTTCTGTGCCACATGTGGGGCAGTTTTTCTTTCTGTAAACCCCAGCCATTTCAGTTACGCATAAATAGCGATTTCCAAGACACGCGATCACTACCCTTCTCTGTCAACCCCACACCAAGAATACACGACACTTCTGGGTTCATCTTAAGCAATGTCCATGTTCCCTCTTTATCGTTTACCCATAGACTATACGTAGAGTAGTCATTTATATGGTTACCAGCCCAAGTCAGTTCCTCTTTGTAGTCTTCTCTTAGACTATTCATTAATGTTTGTGTATCATCACATGGTATTGTATAGTCATATTCAAAGGGAGCAGCATGTATGCTTAGACTATAAGTAAGCAGGGTAAGGATTAGTAGTTTTTTCATTCCCGTATTCCCCTTAGAGTTTTTCATAGACAGTTAGATATTCCCGCATGTCCAATATGAGTAATCTTACCTGTTCTGAATCCATGTATTCTGGATTGAATAGACCTCCATTGGTCAGGTAGTCTTCGATTCTCATTAGGATTATAGACCTCTTGCGATTCTTTGTAAATTCTAAGAATCCTCTATCATCGAAGGGTACTGTTGTGTCCTCTACCATGATTCGTGTCCCCAGATTTCGACTCTGAATTCCCCTTCGAGATCGTTAACTGTAGTTGGAAGTATCATGTGGCCAGTCGTGCCTATGCCAGAGTGGGCGATTATCTCTAGTTCAAAGCTACCTGCATTTGGAAACTTCTCAAGGACTTCAAGGATTTTATAGATGTCCTCTCGGTGGAAGTGTTGTTTCATGGCTACTCACAATCGGTGACCCAGACGGTCTTTCGTACTGGATCTTTGTTTTCCTTGGCTGGAATATCCATCCATCGATGGGCTTCCTCTTCGCTATTAAAGTATGGGCTGACGATTCGTTTCTCCGAGCTTACCCAGAAGTATGTATAGGTTGGCATTCCTGCATCCCTGTATTTTACAAGTTCATAGGTAAACACGGTGTTACTCATTGTATGGCTCCACTGAAATTAGATAGTAGCCCAACTCAGCTGCGAACTGATTGGCTACGTGTAAGTTTGCAAATACTTTGAAGTGTTCGGTACTTGATCCTTTGATTCGATATGTAACTTTGTACATGGCTTTCTCCTACATATGGCCAATGAAAATACAATTGGCACTTAGTCTATAATTGTCAATGTGAATGGCTTTGGTGATTTGTTCCTTTGCCTTCAGGCATTGTTCCTGAGATCCAAACTTGGCGCTGATGCTACCCTTGCTAGTATGTGCACTAGGAATAGTACTGAACAACGCAATCACCAATACCCACATTTCTATCTCCTAGAAAGCCAGCCAGTTGTAACTTTGTGTTCGCTCACGCTTCAATGTCACAATCACACCCTCATTGTTAGCATAGGTAAATTCCCCTGTCACATTGTCCACACGCTTAATATCATTGGGTGTGAAGCGAACATTGTGCCAGTCACCATCCTCGTCAACGTCACTTTCCATCATCTCGTTGGCGACCACAGCCAATCCTGTAATTGCATTGGCAGTTTTCATCCAGTACTCAACATTGACCACATCAGTCAATGGGTTACCTCGCCACTTCTTTTCCCAGTTTTTAG